CCTCTTTAGCAGGTGCGTCCGGTTCCTCAATAGGAAGTTCCTTTTCGTCATATGCCAAATCATACCACTCTTGCAGCTCTTTCTCAGAAAGGCGAGGAAGGTCTACACCGGGATATTTATCTTCCATATAATCCCGGATAAACATCTTCATCTTTGCAATAGACGGGTATTTGCTTTCGGATACGGACTCTTCCTTTGGCTCAGGTTTGGCAGCAGGTGCCGTTCTTGCTGGACGACTCGTCTTTTCTTCCTCTTTTGCAGGCTCATTTTCTTGCTCCTGTTCGTTCTTTTCCGATGCTGGCACCAATTTATACAGGGCTTCCAGTTCGTCCAAGAATTGGTCGTTAGAGAAGATATTGTACTCTGGATGCTTCTGGTCAAATCGTTTCAGGCCATCCATAGCAAAATCCCAGTCGCGTTCCGAATAGCTATTCACATAGGTGTCTTTCAGCGGTTCCAGTTTGGAAAGTTTTTCCAACTGCTCATCCGGGATCATGTTAATTGAGAAAAACTGTTCCCACGATTGACCCCGACTCGGTGTCTTTGCCGAAATAGAGTATACGTCCTTACCCGTTTTCTCATCTTTAGATTTCTCAATAATGAGCGGGTACCCAGAATCTGGATCGCTAAATACATCCAAAGTAACTACCTCATCCGTAGTTTCCCGAGCCGAAATACGATTCATCTCCTGGAACCATTGTGGACGTAACTGAAGACGACGAATTTCCGTTTCTCCTTTTACACACACATAGCAAACGAAACTCTTGATCGGTTTGATCCCCGGAACTTTTCCTTTAGGAGTGGTACGCCAGTCCAGAGGGGCCAAGAATTTCTTCTTTTCCTCACGGTCTTGGTACTGTTCTGCCAGTTCCTCAACATAACGAATGTAAAGCTCAATCGGGTCTTTACCGCCCATCACATTACTATGGACAGCAGCATCAAAAATCTTCTTATCTTTGATTTCCTTCCCAACCACTTTACCGTTCTCGTACTTATCTACTTCCACTTCCAGAGAGCAGGTGCAATAGGGTACATACGGAGAAGAACCGTCCATGGCCGGGAATACCCGCATTTCGTTAATACCGTCCTCTAATTTTACATACTGAGTGAACCCACGACGGCCCCCAAATTCACCCATATTGTCCGCACGTTTTTCTTCTTGCTGTACAACTGACAATTCTGCTGGTTTAAACTTACTTCTGTCAAATGCTTTCTTTTCCATTTTCTTACAATTTTGGTTTCTTGATAAATAGTAAATTGATTTCTCCTTCAATTAATTCTGATACGAATTCTTCCGGGGTTACTGGTTTTAAAATGTTGTTCAACTTCTTGGATTTGTCCTGTACTGACCAAAACAAACTATCCAACATGTCTAAATCTCTCTTTGCCTCAATAATCTCCTTTGATACGGTTTGATATTTAACATCCAAAATGACTGCGTCTTCCAATGATTTCTCTGTCAACTTAACAGATTCACCATCAATCGTAAACTTTCCACCACTTAAATTCGCTTCTCTTCTCAACTGTTTTTTTAATGACGCTTCAAACATACTGCGTTCCAAGACTTTCGTCTGGTAGTAGGATTCTGCTTCCGATTTCCACATCCCTACTTTGTTAAGCAGGGCCGAAACGGTTGCAGCCTCACCATATAAATTTGAATAATTTATAGAGGTGAGCTCATCAATATTAATGTCATCATCGTACTCCTTTGACACCAATATCAACGGACGGTCTCCAACGTGGATAACTGTTTTCATATTAATCTTTCTTTAAGAGTGTCATCATCGTTCTTCCCCCGACGTGCATAACGTTATTCCCAGAATATTCATCATTATAGACTTCCCCATTCAGGATCAAGATATTGCCCTTGCTATCCAAAATCACGTCATCGTATGCAGGAAATTCTCCTGGGAAACAAATAACCGTTAAGAACTGGTAATTATGCTCCATAAAAATCTTACAGAATTGACCATTCTTCCCGTTCTTAATATCTATGTCATACACATACCCGGCTGTCGTTGCTGCACCGCTTTTCCCAAATTTTGGTTCCAGGATACGGTCCATATCAACATAAGGAAAATCCTTATCGTATTGCGTAAATTTCTCAACAATAGACCGATAGTCAAACCACCCATATCCAGATATCTGCTTCTGTAAGATATTCCACCACCAAGATTCACTTCTTTTGGGACTGGAAAACAAGTCTTTATCCTTATCTATCTTAACTCGATATTTAGTTCTATAGAGGTCTATTAACCGCATACGGTCGCACGGGTTATCAATTTTTTCCAAGTTATCAAAAGCCCCCGAGACCACCAAATTTTCAATGACAGATTTATTGACTTTACTCCCCTTAAAAATGTGACGGTCTAAAAACTCTTCAAAACTGAAATATTCACCATTCTGTTCACGTTCAGAAAATATCTGTTCACACGCCTTTTCCCCAGCCTGTTTAATTGAGGTCAAAGCCCAATACATATTCCCTGTTTCTTTATCCGATACCACGTTTATTCCAGACTTGTTAATATCTACTTCCATGATCTTAACCCCTGTATCTCCACGGTTAATTTCTGAAACGTACACCGGATAATCATCTTCGGCTGCATAGCTAAACGCAACAGACCAATATTCCAACGGGTAATGGACTTTCAGCCATTGACTCAAATATCCAGTAATAGAATAGGCAGCAGCATGAGATTTATTGAACAGATAGGTTGCAGCCTTATCAATCGCTTCCCACACCCCCTCAGAATATTCCACAGTTACGCCGAAATTTTCAGCATAATAGGGGATGAACCTTTCTTTGTACTGGTGCAATGCCTCGTATTTCTTCTTTACCATAGCTTTACGAACATCGTCGGCTTCTACGAGGGACAACCCTCCTAACACCTGACAAAGTTTCATGATCTGCTCTTGGTAACAGAATACTCCATACGTTTCTTTCAGAATTTCTTCAGTACCTACATAGAATTCCACGGGCCGTTCGCCGTTCTTACGTAGAACGTATTCTTTATGAAAATTATTCTCCATTGCACCGGGCCGATACAACGAAATTGCAGCAATCAAATCTTCCATGCAAGTCGGAAGAACTTCCTTGCAATACCCGGTCAACCCTTTAGAACCAAAGTGGAATACATCTCCGTTCCAACCTTTCTGGAAAAACTCAAATACCTTTTCATCGTCCAATGGAACAGAATAAAGGTCAATTTCTTCCCCTGTGTTCTCCTTAATCAACCGTAAAATGTCCTGGAATTTATCCAACTGCTTAACCCCCAAAATATCTTCTTTGAGGAACCCAGCACTATCCATTTCCATTCCTTCCCATTCCGACACCATCTGTCCGTCTTGCTGACGTATAGGGCACCATCTGAACATATCGTGCTCATCCGGAAAAACCATCATTGCACACGCATGGACGCTTCGCGCTTTTGGGGCACCCAAAATAATAGAAAGTTCGTGAATCATGTTCGGGTATGTGTTGATAAATTCCTTTACCCTACTGTTAGAACATGCTGCAACCATAAGGTCTTCAAACTTACGATCGCTATCGCTTAAAAGCCCCGTAATATAATTTACATCCGCAAACGGTATATTCTCCAAACGGCTAAAGTCTTTAATCGCTGCACGTAATTGTAGAGCCGAATATGTTCCCACCGAGCAAACCTGACTCGCTCCATACTTTTGCTCCATATATTCCTTAACACGGTTCCGGTCGCTCCCGGGAAAGTCTGTATCAATTTCACTTTGCCCCTCCCGATTAAAGGAGGGGCGACCTATCAGGCAGAGACCCAAACACGAATCTCTGCCCTGTCGTTTTTTCTAATTTAACAATCTTCATTTTCTCTTATTTTTAAAAATCTTGATAAATATCCTCCTTGAAAACCAGTCTTTTTCTTTAAATCCTCAAATGAAATACCTTTAAAATATTCCTTATTTGTAATCCATGGAACCAAAGATTTAGGATTGCCAATCTTCACTAATTCTTCCTCTATATCCCCTTTCCACCCATTAGGTAAACACAAGTATCTAAATTTTCCAACTAACCAGTCTGCAGGAGAAAATCCTAACTTATTTATACACTCTCTCCTATATGTAAAATACAAATATTCATTCTTCCACATGTCAAAAATAATACAAGGATTTGCTTTTACATTTTTAGACCCTTGTTGGTGCCCAACTTGTTTTAATTTCCTACTCAAATTTATTTTCTGTTCTCTCGTCCAATAATTCCCATAATTATTATTTTTCTCACCGTATCCTGTCGGGGGTTTACCCCCACCAACAACCATATTTAAAACATTTTCTTGTCTTATAAAATCTTCATCTACGACATTTCTTTCTGATTGCAGCCCATCAGCCTTATTCTCAAAAAAACAAATTATCTCTTTTTTAAAATTTTCAAATCCATATTTATAAATCTCTTTTGCAAAATCAGTCTTATTATTAAAACAATTTAACAAAATCCCATCCTTAACTTTAAAGCCGTTCCCAAGATATAAATCCTTGCTTATATCTAATCCATGATAAACCCTTAATCCAACATAAATATTTCCAGTAATAATATTGGTAGTCTTATAAAGATAAATATACCCCTTTTTAGATTTTTTAATATTTGTTAAAATCGGTTTCAATGAATAATTAACACATTTCTTAAGAAAATCTTCCATTTTAATTATATTTAAAACATTTTCAGCCTTAAATATAATCAACTTTTCTTAAAATCAATATCAACGTTCATTCCAACCTTTAAATCTTTTACAAGAACTTTACCTAAATAATCTGTAGATGCTAACTCCACCGTTTCGCCATTCTCAAAATGAACAATATATTTTTCATAATCCTCATAGTGCCCCACACGCCCTTCATTCAGGAAACGTTCAAACAGCAGCCCCCACCGAAGTGGATCAAGCTGAGTAATCTCCAATAGATATGCAACCAGTGAACCACCGGCAGAACCACGACCGATCCCGGTCAAGATATCATTTTCCCGACACCATTTAACAATATCCCACAGAATTAAGAAATAGTCAATAGATTCACCGAGTTTAATAACCTTAATCTCACGGTCTATGCGTTCCATAATAACGTCTTCGCCGTACTGGTCAAATAGGAATTCTCGCTTCTGGCAACCTTGCTGGATCAAATCCCAAAACAGGTCTTCATTTGTCTCATATTTTTCCTTCTGTTCTGGAGTCATTTTATAGGCTGGCAGGTGACGATGATGGG